AGATTATCCTCTAACCACTGAACTGCTTTGACGTGATTAGGATTTCTATCGTCATAGAAATTAAAAAAGTTATGAAGGTCGATCCTTGCCATTGTCTTCTCCGAAATACTTTTGATACAGTTGACTTGCTTCTAGGTGCTTACCATTATTTGTAAGATCTTTAATTACTTGTAAGATCTTCCTTTTAAAATTAGTCGAAGATCCTTCCCCAGCCATCGTTACCTCCTGGACACCAGCGGTGCTTTAAGACTGCTTTGGTGTAAATTGTTTTCTTACCATTTTCGACTGGACCACTATAATTATCATTCAATGAACCATATGGATCATTCACATAATACCCCTTTCCGTCTGGGGTTTTACCAATGACGACACACATATGCCCACCAGTAGGTGCAGTGAGAGAACCCCTATGAAGGATGCCAATAACAACTGGCTTCCCAGCGTCCAAACTTTTATCAATATCAGCAAAAGATAGATTGTAACTAAAGTGTGACTTAACGCCATAAGCTGCCAGAACTTTCGTCTGAACGGCGTGATCAGTCGTGTCACCAATCTCAAATACTTTCTTAACATACTCATCGTCGCCTTTAATGCTTCCTGGTTTCAGGAACGAAAGACACATAGCACATGATGAAGAGTTACAAGTTCTATGTGCATCACGATAGTTATCTACTTGATTGTAATAAGGAACTGCAAGAACTTCTGGAACGGGTGGTTTAGTTCTGAAAATACCGACCCATTCTGTTTCTGAATCATCCATGAATTCAGCAGGAAGGTTATCTTCTAACCATTGAACTGCTGCTACATGATTTGGATTTTTGTCGTCGTAATACTTGAAAAAGTTATGAAGATCAATCGTCATCTTCGTCTCCTATAAACTCTAATGAGAAAATATCATGCTCTGGAATTTCTGGATCCAACCACTCACAAAATTCGGATTGAATCGCATGGGCATTCTCAATATTTTCCTCACAAAGAGTATGAATGCGGTCAACTGCCCAATCATGTGTTGTTTGTAGAGTCTGCTCCAAAGTTACCATAATCTTTTCGCATGTAGCGTCCTAGAATATTGCTATTGTAGTACGCTGGCGTTCCATCGTCAAGAGACTCTTTCAACACATTATTTAGAAAAAGTTGTTTCGTTTCTTCATAATTGCAGTCACCTTTTGCTGTATGAAGACTCAGTATTTCTCTACCAAAGATCTCTTTTCCATTCTTTTTAATATCTTCCTTTAATTCAGGACAAGAACCATAATACTTCTTCCAGTCTGATTCTTGTTTTACTCTTCTCTTCTTTCCTGGCGGAGTCCTGAATGCCCAGAAGTATTTTCTACCAATGTACCTTCTACCAGTGGTCTTATTGGTAATACAGTAAACAAAACCAAAGTAGTCCCCAATATCATCAGTGTCAAAAATTGTCCCATTATAGTTCCAGGGATTCTCATAGCTCATATAGTAATCATTAAGAGCTATTATTTATCCTTCAACCGGAACAAAGGTATCCTACTCACGATTTTAGATGTTGTCAAGCCCTTGATAAATACTCAATAAAGTCTTATAATAATGACTGTCTACGTCAATAATATAACCATTAATACTGGGGAATACTTTTCCAGAGACTTTTACTTGGACAATATTGACGGTACACCATTAAACTTGGTTGGATATGCAGCGTCTTCATATATTCGTAAACACCCAGAAAGTTTAAATCCAACTGCAAAATTTAATGTAGGATTTATTGACAGAGATAACGGAAGAATAAGAGTATCATTAGCATCTACCGTAACTGCCAGTATCAAACCTGGTCGATATGTTTATGATGTTTTGTTTACTGATAACACAACTAAAAAGTCAATTGTAATCGAAGGTAATGTTCTTGCAACAGAAGATATTTCCGATAGTTGTATAAAAACTTCTTATCTTTATAGTAGTTTTGGAGTTATTCCAGAATCTGATGGAATTGGTAATCTTAATAATGTAACATCAATAACAATAAACGATATAAATGATTATGGTGTAGTTCATCTTGGAGTAAATGGTAATTGTAGTCAACTCACAAATACAGTAGCACTATTACAAAATGCATCAAATTTAGAAAAGATAAACAATTATATTCGATTGGGTGGAGTTGTTTGGTTTAATACTGAATGGTTTAATGGTAGTCCCAGTGGTGTTGGATGTGCAAATAGAGCAAATACAAATACTATATTAACTTTGCTTGGAACGGAAATCAGACAAGAAGCAGATTCTCCAATTGTTGGAAATCTAACAAGAAGTAATGAAACTGGTGTTGTTTTAAGTGGATTTCCATCTGTATTATATTGCAACGCAACAGCAACATTTACTGGTGGAACACTAGTTTATGGATTCACTGGAAATGATTATTCGGGAAATCCAGTCAATAATGCAAGATTAGTTGTTTATGAAAAAATTGGTAGTGGAATCTTATATGTAAGTGGAGATACAAATACTTGGGATGATGGTACTTATGCACAAAAACTTCCAAATGAATTTTATAATGCACTTAGAAACCTAGTTCTCTACGGATAAATACTTAGAAAACGATGTCGGTATATGTAAATAATCTTACCATTAATATCGGAACAGACTTTGTGCAAACGTATGATTTGTATCAAAGTGGTGGTAAGGTTATTGATCTAACTGGATATTCGGCAGCATCAAGTCTCAGAAAACATAGAGACAGTAATACATCAGTAAGTTTTACTGTTGGATTTCCTGATAGAATAAATGGAAAGATTAAAATATCAATTCCTAGTTGGACAACTACTAGACTAAAACCTGGTAGGTATGTCTATGATATTTTGATGACAAAACCGAATGGTGATAAAGGTATTATTGTTGAAGGAACTATTCTTGCAAGAGCAGGTATATCAACTGGTTGTTCTTTTTCAGTACCGACTAGTGCTCAAAGACTTTGTATTGCTGTGATTGATGAAGCAAGTAGTCTTACCAGTTCTGAAACTAAATGGGGACAATTTAGATCTACATATCCCAATCGAACTTTTTATCTTCTGCAACCAACAACCGTTGGGTATGGTAATAGTGTAAATAATACTAACTATGATGATCTTGCTTGTCCTGATAACTTCTTGAATGAAACAACTGTAAACGTCTCACCGCTGATCTAAGATGTCTCAAACAGGATTTCCAAATGGTGGTATATTACCAGATGATGATGCAGATTTTACATATTCAAATATCATTACTACTGAAGCAGATATAAGAGCAGCTGCTCAGGAAATTGTAAACGAAGCTTACATATCTGGCACTATTGAATCAAAGGTTGCAGATACTATTGTTACTAGTATTGAAGGACTAGCAACAGCAGGTGCTACTATTGCACAATACTATATTCAACAAGTAACATATCAAGGTAATGATGGACTTGGTACAGAAAATAATCCTGTCGAAATTAACTATAGTTCTGCGGTGAATGAATTATTTGCAAAATCTCTTGGTTCTGATGCAAATCCCGAGAGTATTTACCAAAGTTACCTAGCAAATTCTACAAATATAGATGGAATCCAAAATACATTTTTTCATTTAGGGGCAGGACCAAATTCATTCAATTGGGATGCAAACGGAAATTTAACAATAACTGATACATATCTGTTTACGGGTTTAGATGATCTTGGTGCAGCCCCAACTGTGGATCAAGCAAGTTCTCCAGGAGGTTTTCTTGCACAAGTTGCTAAATTTTTTATTGGTCTTGCTGTTGGACAATTTTTAATACCGTTAGCAGACCTGAAAGGCGATATTAACAATCTAGCAAAAATGCTTTTTGGAGCATCTGCTGCAAACTATGTTGATGAAGGTGTTCCTTTCAACCTTTTCAGATGGGCACAAGTAAATGGACAAAATGTGACAAACATCGGTCTTATTGAATCAATGAGGTTTCGTAAAAGATTTACACCACAAGAATTATACGAAAATAATCCGATACTTTTCTTTGACGCTGTTGCCAAAGGTTTAATACCATTTTCAGTATTAGTCACACTTAATAATTTTATTTGCAATTCAATAGAAGTTGGTGCTGGTCCAGACGCTTTTGGAATTACTCCAAATTATGCACCAGTTAATACGGTTATGTCTACTAATCCTGATAACTGGACTTTTGGTGGAGGTGGAAATTATCCGAGACCATTTACTAGTTTTGCACAAAGAATAACAGAGGCAAATCTTTCTCTTGGTCCATTTGCAATGATAGATTTTAAAAATCCAACAACTAATGTATCTACAAGATTTTCTGGTAGAATATGTAATTTAGCAGTAGTATGTAATGGTGCTCCCGGTGAAGTTGGGTTTATAAGACAAAACTGGTATGGTGCAGATTTAAGTGGAACTGGTTATGGTGGTAACCTATTAAAGTGGCAGTGGTGGGAACAGGCAATAAAAACAAAGTATACATTTCCATATGGTCACCTTCCAGGATATCCAGATGTCACAATAGAAGTTGCAACAGCATCTTATGCCGTTGGAGACGCTAATAACTTTGCACCAGATTTACCAATACAAGAAGATTATACGCTTCTTCTTGGAACAGTTCTTGCAGCGGCAGCACTCGGAGCGATACTATAATGCCAAATCCAACTAGTAATAATAGAATTGCTTTTAAAAATTATTTAAGGGCAAACAAACAAAAATTCACAAGTGGAATACAAACTTGTGTTCTTGGAGATATCCAAAATGTAATATTAAGTATATCTTCTGGAATTGATACTTCACAAATAACAAGAGTTGTTATATTTGATGATGGAGAAAGAGTTGGATTATCAACAGTCTTAAATCAAAAACAACTGTTCTATGTTCCTGCACTACCAAATGATTCTATTGTTATTGGTGTTGGAACTGCGGGTGATGTTGGAATAAAATCTTACAGGGGATATAAGTTAGACTTTGTTGGAGATGGGCAAGGAATTAGATATGAAAATCAAGTATTTGGTCTAAACTCAGTAATTGGATTAGGTACAGATACATCACTCACAGTATTAGGATTAGGTGGAGGTCTATTCTTACCAGGTGATCCACCAACTTATAGCATTACAGAATCTGCAATAACAGTTAATGAAGGACAGACCGTATCGTTTGCTGTTACTACTACAAATGTAGGTTCTGGAACAACTTTATACTACAGTATTATTGGTAACACTTCAAATGCAGACTTTTTAGATGGATCTTTAAGTGGATCCTTTGTTATAACAAATGGATCTGGATCTTTTTCCAAGACTCTGGCAACAGATTCATTATATGATGAATTTACTGAAGGATTTAAAGTTAATGTTTCAACTGGTTCTACAACTGGATCAATTGTTGGTACATCAAATACAATATTTGTTACGAACTTAGGAGCACCATCATATACAATTGGTGTTTCAACAACAACGGTTAATGAAGGTGGATCAGTTAATTTTACGCTGAATACAGTTAATGTTGGAGACGGAACTACATTATATTATAGTACTGGCGGCAGTATGGAAGCCGCTGACTTCTCTAATAATTCACTAACTGGATCTTTCAGTATTGTTGGTACAGGTGCAACAACTGGTATTGCAACAGTTACAAGAACCATTGCAAATGATATCCTCACAGAAGGAAATGAATCCTTTACATTTGTTGTAAGAACTAATTCAACTAGTGGTACAGTTGTAGCAACTAGTTCTACAATCACAGTTGCTGATGTAGTACCAACATATTCAGTCACACCATCAGTAACATCCGTCAACGAAGGATCGACAGTAACCTTTACAGTTACAACCACAGGTGTTCCAAATGGAACAATATTGTATTGGACTACTTCACAAGTATCTGGAACTATATCTGCTTCCGATTTTAGTGATGTTGCTTTAAATGGTTCATTTACTATAAACAGTAATACCGGAACAATTACTAGAACAATCTCAGCAGATCGTTCCACCGAATCTGTTCCTGAAATATTCCAACTTCAAATTAGAAGAAGTTCAACCAGTGGAACTATTGTTGCAACATCAGATTCGGTCACAATTAATGATACATCAAAGAATGTTGGATCTGCTTCTAATGGTCTTACATTTGGACCAGTTCAAGTTAACAGAGATAATGGAAACACTGCTCTTGCTTCTGACTGGTATACAATCTGTGGACTTGAAAATCTTCCAGATGGATCATCAATCGCATTGTTTATTGATGGATCTGGGAGTATGACTCAGGCAACTGTTCAAGCATCTTATAATCTTTTAGTTTCAAAATTAAATGCCAGAGGTATAACAATTACCACAGTAACTAATGATTATGAAGACTGGATTACTCCCTTCCTAGTTGATTTACCATAAATATTTCAAAAACCAATGGCAGTCACATATACAGCAAACCTAGTCATATATACTGGAACTGATTTTGATCAGACCTTTGCACTTGAAGATGATCAAACAAATAGTGCATTAAATTTGACTGGATATAGTGGATGTGCTCAACTCAAAAGATATGAGTCTTCGAGTAAAACTGCCGATTTTACAGTTGGTTTTGCTAATGATAGAACAACTGGTAGAGTTACACTTTCTCTTGGATCAACTACAAGTGCTGCAATTAAACCAGGAAAATATTTTTACGACTTACTATTAAACAGCCCCACTGGAACTACAACAAGAGTTGTAGAAGGAACTGCTTTGGTTAAAAAGTCTGTTACTAGATAATAAAAAAGAGGGTTGTTAACCCTCCTTATTATTAGCGACCGAAATCTGGTCCTTGATTTTTTGGTTTTTTATTTTCAAGGTTCTTTGCACCTTGTCTCATAACTTCATCACGGGGTTTTCCTGCTCGTTCTGCTGCTGCACCGCCACCAGCACCATAGGTAGTCAATTTACCACTATCATCACGACTTCCTGGTTTAGCAAATGGTGATGTATAAGAAGGAAGTGGTGTAGTTGGTCTGCTAAAAGGACTTGTATTTTGTGCCTTAGCTGCAACAGAATTATTTGGATTTAACTTATCAATAAGTCTCTCATCAATAACTTCACCTTCTGGTTCAAAATGAGCAACTTGTGTAGTTGGTTTTGATTCTTTTTTACCACCCTTAACCATCAGTTGTCCACTCATAACTTTATTAACATCTTGTGGACTCATCTCTCTACCACCAGGACCAACATAATATTTTCTACCCGAAGAATCTTGTCGAAGTCTTAATTTTTCTGCTGGATCAGTTTTTGTAGTGCCAGTAACAGGAAATCCTTCAACAATGCTCTGGATATATTCAGCATCCATTTGCATCATAACATAGTGTGCTTCTGAAAGCGTATCAGCGTGTCCTTCTGCAAAGATATAATCTAGAACAACATCATATGCTTCTTTTTTCACTGCTTCCTCCTTTTTCTTCCCTAGTGGATTCTTAGAAAGTTCATCAGCAACATTGTTCATTTCGGGAGTTGCTTTTGCAGAAACTTGTGGAGTTGCCGCAGGTGCTGGTTTTGCTGGTTCTGGTGATCTTCCAGCAAACTTATTCTGTGCCAGAGATTGTTGTCCGGACCCAAGATCTTTAACTGCTGGTGCCTGTACTGTTGGAGTAACAGGAAGTCTATCACGCATATCCTTCATTAAAGGATTATCAGTCTGAGCAGTTCCACGAATACGCTCTCTTTCAGCAGAAGCGGCAGCAAGTTTAGTGTTGGACTTTCTCCAAATCTCCATACCCATATCCCTCACCTTTGCCATCTCAGCGGGGTCTCCGCTCTTTCTAGCGGCAGCTGCTGCCTTCATATAGTCTGCCACTGGGGAGGGTTTAGGGGCAGCAGGAGCGGGTGCAGCGGGTGCAGCGGGTGCTGGTGCTGGGGTACTTCCACCACCATCTGGTTGTGCAGGTGCGGGTTGTGCTTTCGCTTCTGCTTCTGCTTTCGCCTTGGCTTCTGCCTCTGCTTTTGCTTTTGCCTTAGCTTCCGCTTCTGCTTTTATTTGTGCTGGTGATTTGTAACCAGAAACTCTACCAGGAACACTAATCTGTGATTCACCTTGTGCCTTCAATCTCTTATTGATAGTTCCTGGCAACTGATAACTTTTGGTTTCTGGATCCCAAATTTTTGTTATGCCACCTATAGTTAATTTAGACCAATCGCCACCCTTTGGTTTTTGTGTTGGCCACTTAGGTTCTTCACTAATAGTTTTACCAGACATTTCAAAACTTTGTGTTTGTTGTGTCAAACTTGTTGGTGGTAGATTAAGACGCCTACGTCTTTGTGCTTCAGTCTCAGCAGGTGGAGGTGTTTGTTTGGAGGAATCATTCTGTGCTATCATTCCCAGACCTGCTTTGGTCAATCTTTCTCCAGCATCTCTAGCCGCATAACCTAAACCAAATCTTTGTCCAGTCTCATATGCTCCTCTTCCAAAGAATTTCCCATCTGGACCCTTCTGCCCAAATCTTTCTGCACCTGCTACTCCCTGAAGAGCTGCACCAACACCAGTCGTTAATGCTCCGGCAGCAAGTCCCGTTAAACTATATGGATTTTTATCGGGATAAGCAAGTTGACCATAAGCGTCAGTGGCTGCCACTGTTCTTGCAGCCAATCCTCTTTTAGTAGTTCCGAATACTTTATCTATTGCTCCACCAAAGCTCTTAAGAGGACCGTGTGGTCTAGGTGCAGGTGCGGTCAAAGCCTTCAAACCTTGAGATAACTTAGCACCTATACGATCTGATAATCGAGGTCCAGATGGTATTGGTTTTGCTGCTGCTGGTGTCGCTGGTGGTTTTGCTGCTGCTGGTGCCGCTGTTGGTTTTGCTGCTGGTGGTTTTGCTTTGAAAAGACCTCCAACCCAATTTTGTACTTGTGTGTAAAGACCTGGTTTACCTGCTTGAGTTGCTCCTCCAGTTGAAGAAAGTCCAGGTGGTAATGGTTTTGTTGGTTTAACTGGTTTTACTGGTGCTTGAAGCGGAGCAGTTGATGCTGCTGGTACAGATGGTTTTGATCCTACAAGAGGTGCCTGTAAAATATTTGGTTTTGCTGCCTGTGCTGTTTTTGTAGCAGTAGCCACAGATCTTCCTACATCTGCTGCTTTTTTTGCCCTACCAATATTAGTAATTGCTGTTAGCCAATTCCATTCCAATATAAATTCTTCCTGCTGCTCCTCAGTTAATTCTTCGTTTGACTCATTTAGTTGGGAAACAACATCAGTGAATCTTTCAATCTCAGGCAAAATAACAGCGTCTAAGAAAGATTCTTGAAGTTCTTCCCAAGTATACTCACTGAGATCCCATCCTTCCTCAACCATATCGTTGATTACATAATTTATTTCTTCAAGTAAAGAAGATGCAAAACGATCTTCTTCGGTCATATGGACTTCTGCATAAGCAGAATATAATCCACGAATTTCTTTTGGAGTAAACGAAGACATTTTTATTGCTAGTATGTTCTTATATTTTATTTATTAAAAAGATCTACCAAGCATTTGCGTATATCCAGCTGGATTTGCCTTGTATGCTTTTTCGTGTTCTTTTCCTATTCTTCTATCAACTCTTTGAAGTGTTGGAGATAAACCAATTATGTTATGTGCTATCCCAGTTGCCTGACTCATACCTGGTGGACTAACGGCAGAAATACCACCCAATGTTCTTTCAATAGGACCTATTCTTGGATCATTAGATTGTGTGGCTTTATCCAATCCCATTCCCCTATTATAGTGAAGGTTTAAACCAGCACCAACAATGCGACCACCAGTTCTTACAATTGGATTACTAGCAATTCTTGTTGCAGTTCTAGTGATCGGATTGTTAGTTACAGCAGATTTTACCTTACTAAGTGTAGATTTAATATCTTTTGGATTGACGAATTCATCCAACTGATATGCTTCTGCATAAAATTGCTTAAAAGTTTTCATTTCTTTGCCTCCTGTGATCTCTGCCAATTACCATAAGTTCTTCCAGCAGACTTAACAAAATCTGTGAATCCCTTTCTTACATTTGCTGGAACTTGTGCTCTAATTTCCTGTGGTACTGCCTTCCTAATATTAGTAAGAACACCCTGCGTAGTTACCTTTTTCTTAGGATCCCCAGTAATTACATCATATGCCTTAGATCCCAACTCGGCACCAACTGTTAAACCAGCAGTTGCACCAGCAGCAGATCCAAGTGGTCCAAGAACAGAACCAAAAGTTCCGCCAACTAATCCACCCAATCCACTTCCAATTGCTCTTGCTGCACCGGCACCAACCGATCTCTTTTGACTGCTACCCAGTGCCTTAGCAATATCATATCCCTTATTCGCTTCAATTCCAGTTTGAACTAAACCAAGAACTTTTCCAGCAGTTCCAAGACCTTTCATCATCTTTGCTTTTTCTGCTGCCTTTTCCGCAGCCATATCAGTTCTAACTTGCTTCGCTGCCTGAACTACGGTATTAGCAAGTCTCTGAGATTGTGATGCTCTTGGAATTCTAAGTAGTTTATTTTTAGTAGGTTTCGGTTTTGGGGAAGAAACAGTTAATGGTGATCCTACATTTGGTTTTGGTGCAGGTTGTCTATTAAGTGAAATATTTTGAGTTGCTGCTGGTTCGGGTTTTATAGGAGCAGGTGCTGGTGCTGGTGCTGATTGTGTAGATGCGTTAGATCTTGATACTACTCTCTTTGGTTTATTTCTTACTGATGGTTTCAAACCTGCTTCAGTTCTAGCAACTGCTTCATCGGGAGTTACATGAATTATTTCGCCGCTTGGTGTTTTAATTTCTATTTTTCCACTTTTAGACGTACCACCAGCAATAATTTGACCTTCTGGTGTATCTACCGTAACAGTTCTTCTTCTTCCCCTTCTCTCTTTGGCATCCTTTTCATAAGCAGCAGTAGCACCAGGATTTTGTGCCCTCATTTCATCATCAGTCAAAACCGGAATATTTGCAAGTCTTTTTCTTTGAACATTAAGTTCTGTTTCTGTTTTTGGGCGAGTTTCTAAAAATTCTTTTCTTCCTTGCTGCTCTTCAAGAAAATTCTTAAGCGACTTCATTTGTATCGACACTTTTTAGGTATTTATAAAAAAAGAGGGTCCGAAGACCCTCACTTTACATCATTTGATTGATTACCCATCCATTCTTTGCAATAATCATAATCTCCAAATAAGAACTCATCACACTCTGCCGCTTCTTGGTAGGCGTTCAGAATTTCTTGTTCACACCATTCATCATAGTTGGAATCCTGAGAAAGTATCTTTGGTAACATCCTGCTTGATTCCTCCAACAATATAGGATTCGACTTCTGTTTCTTGTGGTGCCACTTGAAGACCCTTTGAAGAAATCCAATGCTCCGTCCAAGGAAGTGGATTATTCTTTGCTGGAATATCATAGAGCGGTTTGAGTCCAATTGCTTTCATTCTACGGTTGGCAATCCATTCGACATACTGCTGTAACAGTTTGTCATTCAGACCAATCATCGATCCATCCTTGAACAGATACTCTGCCCAAAGTTTTTCTTGGTTCACAGCGTTCTCAAAGGTCTTGTAGACCCATTGTTCTTCCTCTTTGGCAATGCGTGCCATTTCAGGGTCATCACCTTCCTTCCATTTGTTCATAATGTTTTGGGTGATTACTAAATGCTGATTCTCATCACGGGCAATCAGTGAGATGATTTTTGCACTTCCTTCCATAAGTTTGAGCTCGCCAAACGCAAAACTACAAGCGAAGCTGACGTAAAAGCGAATACCTTCAAGAATATTAACGTTTGCAACTGCTCGGAAAAGTTTCCTTTTGAGTTCATACCTTGCCTCTTGTGCGTATGGAACTTGCTCTAATGCGTGCTGCCACTCATTCGAATTATCATAGCGATGTGCTGCGTTAATGAAATCGTTGTACGCTTGCGTAACGCTCACTGCACGCTCCATAATGCGATCCTCTCTGAGGATAGTATCAAAAACCTCAGATGGGTCTGAATATACGTTTTTGATAATATAGGTGTAGGAGCGTGAGTGAATCATCTCCATAAATTCCCACACTTTCATACAAGCTTCCAGTTCAGGGAGGGAACAGTATGGAGCAAATGCCATACCAGGACCACGACCCTGAACAGAGTCCAGCATCACCTGATATTTCAGGTTGCTGGTAAAAATATGCTTTTGTTCTGGGCGTAGCATGTGATAATCGCTACGATCTTTTTGAAGAGATACCTCTTCGGGTCTCCAGAAATAACCCAGTTGCTGTGTTGTTAGTTTATCAAAGATTGGATATTTGTAAGAATCATATCTCTGAACCCCCAGAGGTTGACCAAAGAACATTGGTTGTTTCTTTGTATCAACCTCGTTAGAGTTAAAAACTGTCATGGAATCTACCATTGGTTTTCCCTCTAACCCTGTCTTAAATCTTACAAGACTCACAATCTTCCTCCTCTGCGTTTTCTAGTTGAGAAACTAAATCTTCAAGCGACTGACGTGTTTCATCAACTTCATCAGTCTTGTTATCATAAGTGTTTTGATAGTAACTGGTCTTCCAACCGTACTTATATGTAGTCAAGAGGTCCTGTGCCATTATTGAAGTAGGAACTTCATTATCTGGGTAATTTTCTGGATTATAGGACCAGTTTCCAGAAATTGCTTGATCAAAGAACTTTTGCATAACAGCGACAATATTAATATACCCACGATTACTAGGCATATCCCAAAGAAGCGTGTAATTGTTTTTAAGTGTTTGATACTGTGGAACAATTTGCTTAAGCGGTCCTTTTTTGGACTTCTTAACGGACAGGTATCCCCTAGGAGGCTCGATGCCATTGGTGGCATTTGACACAACGGAACTGCTCTCCGATGGCATTTGTGCGGACAGAGTGCTGTTCCTGACTCCATATTGTTTAACCTGTGCTCTAAGACCTTCCCAATCATATTTTAAATTGTTAGGGACGATTTCGTCAACGTCCTTCTTGTATGTATCAATCGGAAGAATTCCCTGACCATATTTTGTACGATGCGAATATTCACAAGCACCCTTTTCTTTTGCAAGATTAACGGTTGCTTGAACAAGATAATATTGGAATGCCTCAGTAAGATCGTGTACTAGTTTCCAGGCACCAGGATCTTCATAATGCTCGCCGTGCTTGGCAAGATAATGTGCAAGACCAATATACCCTACCCCAAGAGAACGGCGTGCTCTGGTGGCAATTTCCGCTGCTCTAACGGGGTATCCCTGAAAATCAATAAGTTCATCGAGACTCCTAACAGCAAGATCGCAAAGAACTTCAAGATCTTCGTTATCCCTAATTTTTCCAACATTAATAGCACTAAGAATGCAGAGAGCAATTTCGCCATCAGTATCATCAATATGTTGAAGTGGTTTAGTAGGCAGAGTGATCTCTTGACAAAGATTGCTCATCTCAACTTTGTCCATAAAGGAAGAGTGAGAATTGCAATGGTCAATGTTCATGATATAAAGTCTACCAGTTTCTGCTCTTTCCTTCAAGAGGTCCAGAAAGAGTTCCTGAGCACCGATAGTCTTTCTTGGAATAGACTCATCTCGTTCGTAACGTACATATAACTCGTCAAAAGAATCAGTTCCAAAAGCATCATACAGACCAGGAACTGCGTGGGGCGAGAATAGAGAAATGGTTTCGTTTTTGATGAATCGTTCATAGAAGAGTTTAGAGATTTGAATAGAATAATCAAGTTTACGGACACGATTATCTTCAGTTCCCTTATTGTTTTTCAGTACAATAATGTCTTCTATTTCTTGGTGCCAGATTGGGAAGTGGACAGTTGCTGATCCACCTCTGATGCCATTTTGAGTGCAGCAGCGGACAGTTGCCTCAAACTTTTTGAGAAATGGGACAACACCTGTGTGCTGCACTTCTCCGCCTCTGATTTTAGCGTTGATGCCCCTGATGCGACCTGCGTTGATACCGATGCCCGCCCTTTGTGCAACATATCTGCCAATAGCCATATCGCTAGTAAAGATACTATCGAGGGTGTCATCAACATCAACAAGGACACAGCTAGCGTATTGTCTAAGTGGTGTTC